CAACTCGATGGAAAACAGCTTGTTGTATCCCTCTTGGAGCATCTGGTGGCACATCAGGAGTGTGCAGGCGAAGTTCACATCCTCCGCCGTGCCGCCGCCTTCACTCAATTTTGGCGTGGAACCCTCGAACGGGAAGTACCTGAACGGCACGGTTGTAGCGGTTATCACTCGGCGCAGAAAATACTCAAGGTCGGTGATGTTTTGAAGCTGCGAATTCGCCGGATCCAGCATCGTGATGCCGCCGCGCTTCGACCCGTCGTCTGGTAGGAAAAAATTCGTTTTGACCTCTGACGGCGACTTTTCATAAGTCAGCGACTCAATATCGCTGGTCCACTGGGGAATCTTGGTCATGGCGTCGATGTAACGCTTTATCGTCTCTAGTTGCTTCTCCTTCGGGTCATCCTTGTTGACCGGCACCAAATGGAGGAACTTGACATACGCCCGAACCAGGCGCGCTACGGCGGCCGAATCCTCCGCGAGGTTCAACCGATTCCAGTTCCTCCGAGCGCAAGCGAGAAGCGGTGTTCCCAGATAGCCGTCTTCCTCGCCAAAGAGGAAGTGGACTATCTCGTACTCCTCGAGACGGATCTCATTCACGCCCCTCGGCATGTTTTCCATCCTCTGTGCATACCCGAGCAACCTGTCGCCCCGTTCGTTCGTGTTCGGCCAAACCGTGTGTTCCGGTAGCGGCTTCAGGCCGGCGATTCTCTTGTACTGATCCCCTTGTTTCTCGTACAGGATTTCCCGGAACTCGTTGCCCCATTTCACGCCCCGTCTCACTACCTGCCAGGCTGCCGGTCGCAACCCGACCCGATCAATCAAATCCTCGATGATCACCTGGGCTCTCTTAGCCGTCTCGCTGCGCACCGATTCGCCCTCGCTGGCGGGTTCCCGGTCCTCTGCGGTTATGTTGAATGAATTCACCGTCGGGTCTGGGTATCCCATCGCGCGAGAGGCTATGGTCGTAAAAGCAAAGTGGACTATCTCGTCATCCCGGTCCATCCGGTGTATGTCTCTGTGAATCTGCGTCCGCTCGTAGTCGACCGCAAACGATCTGGTCAGCATAGCACTCAGGTCGGCGTAGACGGAACCCTTCCCGGTATCCGTCGGTACAGGAGGGAGCCCCCGCACCAAAACCGCCAGCCTGTTTTTCGCTTCCTGGATTAAATTCACGTCATGCCACCATGATGAGGTCAGCGTAGTTGTCTGCGAATGTGTCTACCGTGTCGATGAAACACAACATCATCGCGTCGAAGTCGTCGCAGGACTGACCCGTTCTTTTCCGAATCTCATCCTTGCTCTCGATCATCAATCGGAGCGTTCGGTTTTCTCGTTTCGTGAGAATTTTGATCGCCTGGCTCTCGAAATCTTCTGCCGCATCGCCGAGCCGCGATAGGTCGATCTGTCCCGTCCTGAACCGCTCCGCGAGTGCGAACGATAAGTCCGCCCTCCGGTTTGCGTACCTCTCCGAATCCGTGGCCTTCTCGGAAACTTGAACCGGGATCACCCGGTCACACCTTATGATCTTGTTCTCCATCATCCCTATCAGACCGTAGGCCACGCCGCTTCCGATTCCGATGGCGTCTACCGCGACTGTCCCGACGCGCTCACCGCGGTCGTTGTACTCCTTTACAAAGGCCCCGATCTCGTTCAGGCATTTCTCCGGGTCTTTGCCACGCCATTTTCTCCGCGCTATGAGCGAAGGCCCCCGACGCGCGAAAAGAACGCAGTAATCGCCGCCTGCGTAGGCTATGTCCGCGCCTATATCGATCGGTGCGGTAGGGTCGATGGGCAGCCGCCTCTCCCTAGCATCATGCACCCATCTGAGCGATATTAACGAGTCCGGTCCTTCATCCGCGAACTGCCCGAGTACGCGAGCCCGGAAGTAGCCGTCCGGTCTGTACCATATTCCGCTGTCACGCGGCCACTCGAAGTCGTCCTCCTGGACATCGCACGGTTCGAGTCTCTGGCAATACTTCCGTATCCGCTTCTCTACCCAGTCCCGCGTCACAGCGCCCCGGTAAATCTCGCGCCCGGAGACTACGTTCGGATGGTCCAGGCAGGACAGGGTTATCTGGTGAAAGCCCGAGTTCGGCTTGAAGCAATCATAGTACGGCCCGGTCGGGTCGATTGGATTGCCTAGCACCAGAATCTTGTTATTAGTAGCGGTAGACATCGCTTCCGCTTCGACGAACGCCCACCTCGGTAGACCCTGCCCCTCGTCGAGGATGAAGAGCATGTTCTCACAGTGCTTGCCCCGGAATCGCTCGCCTTTGTCCGTGGAGATCCCCTGGGCGTATCGACCCGCCGATACATCCCAGAACGGCCGCACATCCTTGATGCCGGGAAGCAACTTCACCGTCGCAGTCAGCATTTGCCTGCGCATCTCACGCCAGATTTCGTTCTGCACTATCTCCGCCGATGGCGCCGTCGTTACCACAATCGCAGGATCGTAGACATGCAGAAACCAGATTGCGACTCCTGCTGCGGCAAATGTTTTGCCGACGCTGTGGCCCGCCTTAACCCCCGTCTCTGGGTTGTCCCGGACTGAGTACGCTATCTTCGCCTGGTCCTGGGTCAACGACTGCCCCAGGACTTCCTTCACAAACTTCTCCGGGTAAAGCTGGTACTTCTGAAACTCGTTCGTGACCTGCGGCTTCAGGGCTGATGCCGATGCGTATTTCTCCTTCAGCTGCGATAGGAGTTCTTCGAGTGCCTCGGCCGGCATCTCCTCCCAGCCTTGCGGCAACAACGAGTCCAAGGAAGTCTCTAATGGCTGATTTGAGCTCGTTACGATGCCTCTCGCTGTCAGGTCTGCCAAGTCGGTCCGCCTTCTCTTCGAGTTCGATGCCCAGTTTTATCAACTTCACCGCATCGCTGGCATCCAGGTTCTCGCCCAGTGCCTTGATCGCTGCGGCGCCCTTCTTGCGGACCTCCTTCGCCAGCCTCCGCAGCTCGGCTATGAGTTCCTGTTTGCTCTTTGCCTCAGCTCGTAGCAGGGGATTGAACGCCAGGTACGCATCGTATGCGTTGGCCCGTTCCTCCCACCGTCGGGCGCTGAACCACGTCTGAAGTGTCTGAGGGCGGCAGCCCCGGAGTTCCGCTAAATCCTGCAAGTACCTGCGCGGGCTCTCTTTTCCTCGCTTCGGAAGACGCAGATATTGGCAAAATGCGTCGTATTGGATGTCGGTCTCACCCTCCTCAACCAACTGCTCCCAGGGGTTGTTCTCTATCGTCAGGCTGACCGAACCGTCCATTATTGCTCCTGCGTCAAGGTCTGGGGGTCCGATTCATCGTCGAGAATCGGTTCCAGGGACTCAACCTTCAGCATCACCCCAAAGCGATCCTCCAATAAAAGCTTGACCTCATCCCTTGTCCGCGCCCGACCGAATCCAACCTCAGCTTTGATCCACCATCTTTTGGACCTCAACATACCGTTCGTTCCCTTCCTCTTGCGGTGAGTCTATCGAACCCGCGAAAAGACCGAGAAACCGAGGTTCTCCTACTATTAGATGGAATAATTTGTGAAAATGAGGGTGAAATTGGAACCGACCTGCGCGGCTGTTACAAACATTTCACAATTTGGGAGGTGTGTGAGCGACCCAAAAGAGGGGTTGATAGGTTAGAATGGGACTAGCCGTGCTACAGAAACAGGTCAAGCAGACTCAGTTGGATTGGTTGCAGAGGGACACCGTGGATTTCGTCCGGTCGAACTTCCCGGACATGGACATGTTGGATCAGGCGGTGATGATCCGGGCTCTATGGTACGACAAGCGCGTCTGTGTCTGGAGGAACACCCCTACCGTTTACTCGCTTCACCCGCCGGCGATCAGCACGAAGGACACTCTCGACCTTCACTACCCCGCCGGCGAGTACGACAGCCTGGTAATTATCGACCTGGGCCTGACTCGGCGTTGAGATGACCGATTACCCCCAACGCGCGACCGCAGGCGCGGCAATAGCAAACTACCGTCGCCTTCCTACCGGCTGGGTCTATGCCCCTGTACACACCCGCTTCCGGGTGCTCCGAGCATCTCAGCGGCGGAGGTTTCGGCTTCTCTTTGTACTGAGGGTCTTCTTCTGCCATTGCTTCAACCTCTGTGTCGCGGCGCGTCATAGAACAACCATGTTGGTTAATCCCGAATTGGCCTAACGGGAACTTCTCGGAGGTTAGGATAAAGCAAATTGCCATTGGTTATATATATGAACCCCTCGTAACCAGTCTGACGATTAAAGTTATAGTGAGCTCTCCAGTGAGCAAGCTCGCTATCGGTCATCGGATATCGTCCGGGTGTCGAACTGCGATCATCGAAGAAATCCACTTGGATCATCGTCTCCGATGGGTCAACGATCTTCCCCAAAGCATGACCGATACAGTCCTGATCTTGTATCTTTTCTATCGGCATGTATACTGTCTTCACTATACCAAATTCGCCAACGACCTCATAGTCTGATACAAGGGGAATGGGGTTCCCTATCAGGGTAATCAGGAATATCAAGACAACAAATCCTCCACAGCCGATGCCTACCCAGCCAGTAGGGGTAATTCGTATGGGTTTGCGTGACCAGTGAAGCCCCTTAGTATTGCAGATAGTGCATTGCCCTCCAGCCAAGCAGGTATCACAAACCATGCGCCCGCAGGACAGACAGCGCGTGGTGCTTGGATGCGCCTTGCAAATGTGACAGATGATTGTGGACATTAGGCATCACTCGATTCGGATACTGCCTGTTTGAACTGCTCGATGTCCTGTTAGGAAAATCTCTTCCGGGGTAGGAGCGGGCGGCTCAGTGGATCAGACCGAACCGCCCTTGACACAAAGGAGGATCCCGTGTGATCGGGTAGGCCACACGGAACCCAATCCCATCATACCACAGAATCCCTCATTTTGCAACCCAGCGTCCCACATGCTCGATTATCCAGGCTAGGAAGACTATCTTCCAGGCACCCAGGCACCAACCTTCATAGACCCGCTTACCCGCGCCTAGAACCCGCTTCCATTTAGGTCGCCGCACCGTCACACATCCTTCTTACTGCCATGATCATCTGCTGGGTCTAGGATTTGATCACAATATCCGAACTCCGACGCCATTAGAGCAAGGGTGGTCCAACTGACGGTCTTGCCAGGAAGGTATTGGACGGAACGAAGGTTGCATTGTTTACCAGCGACAGACGCTTTCAGCCAGGGCGTCAGTCCCTCTGGGCTAGCCACAAGAATAATCTTCCCGTTGCCCGTGTCAATCCCGGCATCCAACATGATGCGCTCCGTTTTCTCCATCGGGTGCTCTCCCGTGTCAAAAAGGGGCGGCGGCGCAAGCGTACTGCGTCCTGCTACAGCCACCAGCACCGGAATCCCCATACCGGCTCTGGTGAGAATCTACCGCCGCCCCCAAACCGGCACTGGCGCGGACTGCGGCAGGCCGACTTGAACGGCCTTCTGGCACAAGGGCAGGAGGGCCCTATGGGTGGCCTTTTGGACCCTTGTGTCTGTCCTCGCTAACTGCACCGTTCCTACGCCAGTGCCAAATCTGTAACCCAAGCAAGCTCGTCCAGTTCCGTCTACGAAAAGGGGGCGGCGGCTAGGCAAGCCATGCTCACTCAGATTCGGGCCGCGATATGCTCGCGGCAGGCGTTTTGTGCCGCCGCCCCAAAGAACTATTACTGATGCACCGTGATCCAGTGGCGAATTACCTTCTCACTGATCCTAGCACCCTGCGGAGGAATCCTTGCAATTATGTCCC